ACCAAGTTGACCACGTGGCCATTTGATTCTAAACTCTGTGTTTTCTATTAAATCTTGTTCCATTAACTGAAGTCTAGTGTCAGCTATGTTTAATCTTTCTACAATCTGGAAATAGCCCATGGTGCCGAGTGCTACGATTACGATCAGACTAGCAACCGTCTTCATTGGCATTTGCACTGCTGCTTCTTCAGATATATTTAGTGGTTTTTTATTGGACATTAGGGCCTCCAAAAATAGCCAAGAGCACCAACAATATTATTAGGATTGCTGTAAATCTGTAATCCATAATTATACCTCATACTATTTTTTCTTCTCCTCAATTTCATAAAAGAACTTGTCGGTATCTTCTGTCCGCCATGCTCTACTATCTTCAACGTTCCATTCATTTGTCTGCACCTTCCAATCTGGAATATTATCTTTTACAGTAAAAGAAGGTATATCCCATATACATCTATTGTTTGGTTGTGCTGCATAGTTCCCATCATCTAGGGCTATGATGTGAGCGCATTTATGCTCATGCGGTATCTCTGAATGATCCGTATCTACTATATTACTTTCAGGGTGGGCAAAGTCAACCGTGAATAAATACTTGCCTGGGTGCCATTTTTTATCTTTACCTATATACTTACCAGCTTGTCCGTCTAAGATATCCCAATTAGTAATAGCAGGATAATAACTAAAACAATTCCAGAGCTGAAGCTCATCAAGTCTACGTTTAGGAACATCCTTAACTTTAAATCCACGTTGAATAAAAGCTGTGATAGGTAGTCTGTAAAAGATCGCACCATTTTCCATAATCGCGTGCCAAAGAATTGCTTTACCTGTAATTGCTGACATACCAAAGATAATACAATCTTCAACTTCGCCATGATGTTTTTGTAAATCATATAGATACTCTTTTCTTATTTGTGCGTAGGTTACTGGAATGTTTGCATTTAAATAAGCCATAGTTAATCCTTATCATAGATATCTCCCCAAGTCTTACCTGTCTCATAATCAACTTTATTTGGGACTTCTAGACTAACGGCATTTTCCATAATTTCAATTATCTTTTTTGCCTGTGTGTCAGACTCAACAGAGAGATCTAACTCATCATGAATTTGTATGTGTGCTAAGATTCCTTCTTTGTATAGCTCTAGCATGGCTTTCTTAGTCATATCAGCTGCGCTGCCTTGAATTAATTTATTAAGTGCTTTGTATGTATAGGCTCTTCTGATCCCCGGTCCGTGTTCCCTGAGTGCATCTTCATGTAACATGGCTTTATGCATACCAAACTGGTTTGGTTCCCATAAATGAAATCGGCATAACCGACCAAGAAGTGTACGTATTTGTCCACGTTCCTGTGCACGATTAGAGGCCGAGTTCATCAATTGTTTAACAAAGGGAACTTTCGCATGGTATTGGTCAAACAATTCTGCTGCTTTGTCTTTTGATACTCCTAATTCTGCTTGTAACTTTGCTTTACCCATTCCGTAAAATAAACCAAGATTAATTACTTTGGCTTGAGACCTAGGTATCTTTGCCATCTCTGCTACAGTTTTATGAAAGTCTGTAGATGAATCATTTTCGTATGCATCAACTACATCATATACAGTTGGAAATTTATGTAGAGCTGCGTAATGCACTACGAGTCTAGGTTCTTGTTGTGAATAATCAAAACAACCCCAATGACACCCTTCTTCTGGTAAAAACAAAGATCTAATCATAGGCCCAAGATCCTTGTTTCTTGCAGGAAGTTGCTGTAAGTTTGGGTTATTGTAACTGAATCTACCAGTAACTGTGCCACCTGCATCAGATCTTATTTGATTTATTTCAGCATGAATTCTTTCATTGTGTTCATATTTAATTATAGTATCAATAAAGGTGGTGTGGGCTTTGTTTATTTCTCTAGCTTGTGCTATTTGTTTTACTACAGGATGTGGGTGTTCCTGTAAAAAATTTTTTGTAAAGGAAGGTGCTTGTGTTTTTGCAGTTCTATCATAAGGTAATTTTAATTTGTCGAAAACTTTGGCAATCGATCTTGCTGCCCATATTTGAACTTCTATGTTACTTTCTTTTTTTATTTGTGACAGTAACAGTTTTTCTTGGTACTCTAGGTCTTGCTTTAATTTATGAGCTTTTTGAACGTCTACTCTCACGCCAAGAAATCTCATGTCAACTAAACAAGGAAACAGATCTGTCTCGAGATTAAAAATAGATTCTACATCTTGATAAATAATTTCTTTTTTAAATATTTGCCACAATTCTAATGTTAGTTCTGCATCTTTCTCTGCGTATGTTCCAACTTCCATAGCTGGTAACTGCCATAAATCTGCTTTAGGGTCTAGTCCTCTCGACTTTGCAGCTTCAACTAAAGCTACTTCAGATTTACCAAAGCCAAGATAATCCCAAGACAAACTATTTAAATCATATTTAAATCTATTCTCATCTATAAGACTAGCAGCTATCATGGTATCAACTATTAAACCATTGATTTTTATACCTAATTTTCGTATCCAACATACGTCATACATTGCGTTATGAAATATCTTTGTTGCATCAGATGCACAGATATCTTTAAACCATTCTAAAGTTTTCTTTCTATCCATGTTTGGCCCTGATCCGTGAGCAATAGGAAAATAAAATTTTCTTCCTGGTACAGCAACAGCAATACCTACCACTTCACCTAAACCAATAACAGAACCTGATCCTCTTGTTTTTAATTCTGGATCTCTTGTCTCCAAGTCAATTGCGATCTCATCATAAGATCTTAGATCTGGATATTCTTCTGGTTCAATCCACTCTGTCTGTGCTTCAAATATTGGTACCTTCACGAATAATCTCTTTCTAATATCATTTCAAGATAGTGAATAGCTTTTTGAATATCTTTTTCTTTTCCCTTAGACCGATGCCTACAAATATATTTTATAGCGTTGCCCTCTGCGAACAAAAGTTTGTTTTCATTTATAAATTCTGCAGGTTGAATCTTCATCTTAGAATAATGATTGCCACCAACTTGTTTTTCTAATGAATCGTAATTGCTAGATTTAAATATTCCTTTATGTGTCATAAATTATAACCATACCTTTCTATTTTTGCTCTCATCAAGTATAAATTTTTTCTGCTACGTGTAACTCCAACATACCAGACTCTGTGTTCTTCATCTCTTTTTTTAACATTTTTTAACACAGATTCTCTTATTTTTCTAGCATTATCTAGCACAAGTAGAACATTGTCAGATTCACCACCCTTTGCTGCGTGTATTGTAGACACTTTAACTCTAGGTGATTCTGATAATTTTTCTTTGTTTGATAGTAGTAATCTAATATAATTTTTATCTTCAAGATTAGCTTTATCAAAAACTTCAAACCAAGGGGCTAACTCATTCCAATTATTATCAGACATGTAATCTTCAACATCATCAATTTCTTTTTGATTTAATTCTTGTCCCTCACTCCATCTAGAATAATAAACAGCTGCTTTGTGTAGTTTAGTATTTAAACTTTTAAAAAATTTACTTTCAAAAAATATACCTCGTTGTTTTAATTCTTTTGCTATCTGCACAGATTTAGATCTAGTCCTAGTTAGTATTAACCAGTTATCTTTTTTAAGATCTACATTATCTAAGTTATTAATTTTTATACAAGATCCGTCTTCTTCTCTTGGATAATATGTTTTATCTGCTCTTAAACCCTCTATTCTATTTACTATTATATTAGATATATCTTGAACTTTTCTCGGCACTCTTCTAGATTTTTTTAATACTACCTCTACGGCAGGTTCTTTTATAAATCTATCTACGTCTGCTCCGGCCCATGCATATATTGCCTGGTCATCGTCTCCAGCAAGATATATATCTTTAGTGTTAGCTTTTAATATGTCATACATCATCCACTGTATTGGAGATAGGTCTTGAGCTTCATCAATAAATACAACATCAAAGTCAGGACATAGGTGTGATTTGTTTACGAACTGGTGGATCATGTCACTATAATCCACTAAATTATTAGCTTTTTTATACTCAAAATAATTGGCTGCTACGTGTTTTAATATGTCAGGATTTATGTCCTTACTATAATCTCCCGTGCAATATTCGTCCCAGACTTCTATATCCTTTTCTCTAGATTTTAATATTATCTGAAAGTATTCGTTATCACATGTCATGTATGGTGAGGTATCAAAGTCACCTTTTGTTTTAACACTAATACTTAATTCTTTTCCAAGATCATCGTAGTGATAGTCTTGCATAACATTTTCTTCTTTTAATCCTAATGTGTGAAAAGCTAATGAGTGCAATGTTTGAAAATGTTTTAAATCTTTTTTATTAAAATTTTTATTTTTATTAAGCATTCTTTCTTTTGCTGTATATGCTGCCTTTTTAGTAAATGCAAAGTAACCTATCTTTTTTACAGGTGTTCCTACTCTTATGTATGCTAAGGCTCTACGAATTAATTTTTCTGTTTTACCTGTACCAGGAGGTCCGTAGAATTTTTTTATCACAGGATATTATCCTTATTTTTTCTATCTAATATTTCTACATCCTCTTCCTCTCTTGGAAAAAATGATAAAGGAACTTTTATACAACGAATAGGGTTATGTGATTTTTTATCTGTATCTTTTTTAGGATATCTTTTTAAATGTCCTAGTTCTGCTTTAAATTCTTCTATCAACATTCTACCAGTTTTCTCATACTTCATCTTCCACTCTTTATTTTTTAAATAATTAAAAAATACCTCCATGGTAAAGTATGCAAAACCCTCTTCTTTTAATACTGATCCACTGCTAAATGATGCAGCACTAACTGCAGGGACCCCGTGTATGTGTTCATCTAAATATTTTTGTAGTAATTCTTTTGGTGATGTGCCTGCTGGAGGTGGTTGCACTGTTTCTGTTTCTTTTAATTTTTCTATAATGGATTGAAACTCATCTTGTTTTATTCTTGGCGGTGCTATTGGTGTATGTGATGCAATTAATCTTCTGCACTTTTCCATATCCATTAAATAATTAACATCTCTAGCTAATACTTGTTTACTCTTTTCACCATCTTGTTTATCATTAAAGTGAACTGTAAATCTAAACTCAGGTTCAGGTATGTAGTCTATTCTAATTAAAGCTGACAGCTGCGGAAATTTCTTTTGTTTGTCTGACATATAACCAAACTGTCTTTTTGCACACTCTGATTTAATACAAAAATTTCTAATAGGGTCTTGATCACAAAGATGTCCTGCAGTTGGTTTACGCCAAGATTTAATTTTATCTAATACTTTCTTATCACCCCACTCTTCGTCGTATAAAATGTATTTTCTTGCACCATCTAATACTTTCTTTTCCCAAAGATCTGGGTATTTCTTTTTACAAAAGACCATGTAGTTAAATAAGAATCTGTCTCTCTCATCAGGTAACTTGTTACTATCATCAATTGTTTTTGATATGGCTTGTAGACACGGTGGTCCATCGTTAAATTCTTCCGCACCACCTTGTAATATTTTACTTATATGATCATCTATAAATTCATTTAATTCTTTTTCACTTTTTAAATTAGCTTCAACAACCTGTATGTATTGATCAAAAGTAAACTCTTTGCCATCTAAATTTAACGCAACTCGTTCTATTTTATTGTAGTATGGTAAATTAATAAAATTACCGTTTGTAAAACTACCATCTGACCCTGTTCCAAGTTCTGTTTGTTTTGGATATATTTCTGTTGTTA